AGCAGTGCATTGGGCCACCTACTACTAGGCAATCACCCCAAGCGTCAGGCCTACGCCGCATCCATAGTAAGGCAGCTTGCTCTAGCATTTCTACTAGCCATCGCTCACCATAGTATGACTGGTAGTACAGAGCTACAGCATGGGCTAGGTTGTCTTTACCTGCCAGCAACTTGCCTGCTGTAACTTCTCCGACTGGTTTGGCTTTACCATCAACAACATGCTTAGGCAAGCCGGGTATGTTGTCAGCAGTGTCGCCGTGTAGCATCTGTAACCAGAACCACTTGATGCCGTACTGCTTATCATTGAATACGCTATCCTCACCAGCAACTACCTGATGCTGTCGGTTAGTAACCCAGTCTAGGTGTAGGCCTGGAACCATACGCATGTCTTTATCTTGGGTAAGGATAACCACATCGCTGTATGTATCACTGTACCAACCGAACAGATCGTCGGCTTCTGCAATGATGGTTGAGTCTACCTCGAAAGGAAACTCTTTTCCTTCCATGTAATCTCGGAGTCCTTGCCAGTTCTTAGGACGCTTGCTATTTGCTCGCTGTCCTTGGTATGGTTTGACTCGGGCTATTGCATAGCGATGGCCTTTGTTGCTACCACTAAGTGTGAGCAATACAACAGTACGCTCAGCACCTACGAGGTTTGCTGCCGCCTGTATCTTAGCTGCTAGATTAAAGCGGGCTGTACCTATATCCGTATCGTCATTACCTGCACAGTAATAAGCAAGCCCATCACCGTCAACAAGTAGTATTCGATCTGGTGTGATAGGTACCGAACCCATTGGCTCTGCTGCTGCTGTCTTGGAAATAGCGTTAGCGAATGGGTTACTCATTAAATGATACCGCCTAGCGCATCATTAGAAGGGGATATCTTCCCACTCGACGGTGGTGGTGCCGCTGGAGTAGAAGACCCCACGTTTCCCACTTGTGCATCCATGTCTTCACCAACCTCTGGCAAGTCCAGTGCTACGCCGCCAGCCACTAGCAGGGTATGGATAGGTGAGCCAATGAAGTTGACCGCGCCCTTGATCTTGTTCTGCAAAGTGTTCTTACTCTTAGCAGGTGTTACCACACCAGTCTTCTCATCCTTGCGCTCAGGGTACTCGCCCTCAATATACAGGCTACCCCATTGTTCCATGTCTGCCTCGTTCCACAAGAAGCAACGCAGGTCAGACCGAGCCTGTGGTACCGCAATGTCTACCCATCCTGTCTCGCTGTCCTCGTCTTCCTTGCGGGGCGGGGCAATGGTATAGCCACTAGCATTACGCAAGGTAGCGTCGATGCGGTCCTTACCATTACGGTCTTTCCACGTATCGTGTACTACCTCTACCTTGTACCCTTCACCCAGCAACTGCACGATATGCTGTGCATCTTGGCGGTAGTTCATCCGCTGGAACAGCTTGAAGAAGTTAGCCTTTTCGTTAAGGCTATATGTTTCTGTGACTGTGATGCGATGAGGCTGGGACTCAGCATCGGTAGCATGGCGCTTGCCCACAAGTTCAAAGATAAGCATTACCTTTTCTTTAATCTCTTCCTTACCCTTCATCATACCCTTCTGCTTACCACACTCCACGTACCCAATGAAGCGAGCCATGCCAGGCCCTGCTGCCGGTGGAGCATAGTCCCCGCCGCCTGTTACTGCTTTGGTTTGGTCTGCGCCATTGGCTACAGCCTTAGCGCCTAGTGCTTTGAAGTCTACCATTTAGTTTCCTTAGTTAAGATAGGAGGGTACATACCCATCCATATACTGCTGTCGCAGTTCGATACGCAGCTTAGCTGCATGTTCTTTGAGTTCGTCGATGCGGTCTTCGTCCATCATGCTGTCGCCCCAGCTAGTGTCACTTGGTACTGGCACAGCAAGTGGCCACTTAAACCACCACTCCATCAGGTCACTAGCCGCTTCCATGCAAGCATGGAGCAAGGCTGCTGCCTCAAACGCCACGCTTGGGTCAGCGTCTACGTACTCAGCATCGTGAACTTGATTAACCAGTAAGGCTAAGCCACCGAAGTTCTTGCGCTGGTAGAAGGCACGGACTGACAACCACATTGCTGCCTTAGCCCATTCCCCACCTGTACCTTGACATACGTAGTTCCGTATCTCGGTGGGCGAGAAGCTTGATGTGATACCTCTCTTAACGAGGTACTCAGGCGATGGCGCTTCTGTGTAAGAGTAAAGCTTACCATCCGGCGTCCTGTAAAAGCTCTCACGAAGGTGGCATACTACACCCGGAAAGTCTGGGTGCTGTACGTGCCTGCCTTGCTTACCGTTGAGTTTAATCTCCTGAGTAATGTCGCCGTAGTATTGCGGTATCTCTGGGTACCGTGCATCCTCAGCATCGCTTAGTGCTTGCACCTCATCGACTGGCATACCCGTTGACTCTGCAATCTTCTTAACCCCAGCACCATAGGCACGCTGGAAGCTAAAGATTTTTGCTACGGTACGCTTATAGTCCCACTCCTTAACAGGTGCAACGTATGTACCATCGGGCGCTTTGTACCCTTTGGCTAGGTTGAATACCTCTTGATAATCCATGTGCTCTTTAGCAGCAAGGCGTACTACGTGCAAGTCCATACCACTCTTAAGGTCTTCGATCAACTGCTTGCAATTAGTAAGCACCGCTTGAACGTACACCTCTAGCGAACTAAAGTCTGACTGAATGATCTTACCATTAGGGAAGCGACTAACAAACAAAGTCTTAACGTCTGACTTGTTACCCTTGGGTATGTTCTGTAGGTTAGGATTACTACTGCTAAGTCGGGCAGTCACAGTGCTACACATATTGAGCATGTGGTGGATGAGGCCTTCGTCATTAATCAGTGTTAACATCCCGGACTCTTTACCCTCTTCGTCCTTGCGGTAGTAGTAGGTACCTAAGTCCTTAGTCATGGCCATCAACTCAGCGTATGCCTTAAGGAAAGGCACACCGCTATCCTTTAGCTCTTCGATAACGTCACTGCTTGTACTCCATACACCGGGGTAAGCGCCTGCCCACTTGGCCTTGGGTTTAGTGTAACCCTTAAAGGTATAGGGTCGGGCAACCTCACGAGACTTAGGCTTAGTTGCATCATCGAGTTTAACCTTCTTAGTCTTAAACTCCCCGGCGTTCTTGCCACCCTTGAACACAGCATAGCTACCGTTACTGCTAGCCTCGAAGGGGTCAACGAATGTAGTGGAGCCATCGTCTAGTACATATGCTAGCGCCTCTCGCTGAGCATAAGCATAGAAGGCTTGGCCTGCTGGTGGTGTCCATGTTGTAGTCCCGTCCTTGAGGTCATACTCTCGGCACTTATAGTTTACTGTTCCGCCAAAGAACAAAGCACTCTTCTGATTAGGGCTACCCCAGTTAAAGTCAAATGGTAAGTCAGTTGGTAGGTAGGCAGCAAGGCCCTCGCCTAGTTCTTTAACCTTGGCTTCTAACTCGGCAGCAAGGGTCATGCCCTTAGCCTTGTCAACGTACATACCGTTGCGCTCTGCCTCTACTGTGAAGATCAAGGCACCCATGTTAAGCAGGATACTGTTAAGCTGACCGCATTGCCGTGCTCGTTGCACCTGAGCCAGCATAATTTTCTCAGTATTTTCTACGTCACCTAACTGCCAGTCACCGTTCTCGTCATAGCCACCACACAGGTAGCGGGTAAGTAGGTCAGCGTCAATGTCGGTGGTGTCAATGCCTGCTTTCCATAGTAACTTAACCTCGTCAACTTTGACGTTACCGCCGTAGCGTGGGGCTACCTCATCGAGGCTTAGCATCTGGTCCTTCTGACCCATGCCTTGCAATAGATACTCAGCTAGCTGGCAATCCCATACTAATCCCCCTTGACTAACATACCCCATCCATGCTTCAAGGTTCTCGCTATCTTGCAGAGCGTGGAGTAAATCGAATTTAACATTGAAGCCACCAAGTAATTTAGTACCAGCAAGGACAGGCTTAAGCCAACCAGCACTGGGCTTACTACGCCCAAAGCGTACCTCAGTAACTTTAGAATCTTTGTGCTTGAAGCCATGTGTTACTACGTGGTTGGTGCTGTCGAAGGGATTAGCCTTACGCTTGAAGCTGGTCTTAGTCGTTGTCTCTGTATCCCAAGTGCAGTAGGTCATAGTGTCTCCGTTTCTTATAGGTTACTGGCACAGTCCGGTAGGTCTTCCATGTTGAGTCTTGCCCACTGTACTCTGGAACCCAAGCGATACCTTGAATTTTGGTCATGGCACATACACTCCAGTATTACCCTCGTTAATTAACTTAAGCAACAGGACTAAGTGCCCAGCCTGCACACCACTAGTTGTAGTGTTGGCTACCTCAATCAAATGGTTAAGGTATTCCTCGGCTGTCATGCTATGTCCCGGTAGTGGTGAGCATTAGCACTACAACTACCGACAACACCAGAGGCTAGGGTGTACCGCATACTGCCTTCGACTGAACATCTATGGTTCATGTCGTGCTCGAATACACAATGCTTACAAGGTGTATTACCGTCTGTAATCTCGGTATCTTTAACTACCTTATAGGTCTTGCCATTAAAAGTAAACTCGCTCATGTTGCCTCCTTATATCTGCCACGTTGAGAATCAAAGAACACCTCTTGCTGAGGGCTGCCCTTCTTACCGGTCCGCACTAGCTTATTCTTAGTAGTACCAATGTACCTACTGTTCTCTAACACTGGGTCATTCAATGCGCCAAGTGTGATGATAAGATCAGCAGCGCCTTGCTTGCCAGTCTTGCTATCCTTAAGTTGCGGAAGGGTAGGATAAGAAACACCATCACCATCAGCACTGATCTGGCTAGTAGCAAGTACACTACAGTCATGCTTAACTCCCATTAACCTAGCCCACTGGTACATAGCCTCAAGCAATTGGTCAGTGCGCTGGCCGTTGTTGTTAGTGTCACCACCAAACTTGATGTTGTCTACCATATCGAATAGCACAAGGGCAGGCTTATGCATTTTCATTATGTCCTCTACCTCGTGGTTCCACATGTCGTGAATGTCAAAGA